TCTTCGAAAGAAATACCAGTTCTAGTAGCTACAAATGTGAGTGTAATATAATTAATTGATCTAGTTGGCTTCAAGAAAATATCAGCTCTAAATTCATTATTATCAATTATGTCAGGAGTATTATTTGTTTCATCACAAATTACTAGGAAATCATAAATACCATTTTTAGCCTGTACGTCTCTAAGATAAGGCTCAACAATATTTACAAAGTTTGCTCTTGTAGTTTGAGTATTTAACTCAAACAGTTGAGATTGTGAAGATCTCTTTAATGCTTGTTCTACAGTTAAAAATAGTCTACGAACATTAATTCTATCAAATGCAGATGCATAAGATAAGGCAGTTTTGTCTCCAAAAAGAACAACTCCAGAACCAGGTTGATTGATAATAGAATTTACTCTTGCTTGATAGAGAAGATCTCTTTGTGCTTTTGTTGGATTATATGCAAGTTTAATTGCATTATTCAATACACCTCTCTGTAATCCGGCAGGAGAGACCCAAGGATATGCAGTGATATTTGTTCTTGACATAAGTCCAGCAATGTCAGCATTGCAAGGAATATATCTGAATAGATTATTAAATCTATCAAATGTGTACTTATATCCACTATCAAAAATTGTATAAGAAGATGATGATAATGGTGAGAAAAATTGAATAATATTATTTGTTTGAGTAGTTGTATTTGTTACATCAACTACTCCTGCTCTATGGGGAGAAATTACTGCTACACAATCCTTTCTACTTTCAGCAATAGAGATAAGTTGATTTGCCTTTGCCTGAGATTCTTCAATTGTATCAAGTCCAGGTCCACCAATTAAATAATCTACACTGACTTCATCTTCATTTGTAAATAAATTATATGAAGACACAAGACCTCCTAAAGTTGCCTTATATCCACTTCCAGTGTAATCTGCTCCTGCAGATAATGTGAAAGATTGATTTCCAATTACATTGAATGTAACTCCCTGGGCTGCTTGATTCCAACTTCCATTCGAAACAGTGACTTGGGTGAAAGATGCAGTTGCAATTCCAGAATAAGTTGTAAATCCTCCAGAAACTGGAGTAATATTATTTACAGTATCGGTAGAAGTATAGTAGTTTGTACCAGAATAAACATAATTTGAAAAATTAGCAAGATAATTTCTATACCATACTTTTTGTGGAGAATTTACTCCAGAAATTGCATCAGTTGCTTTAGAAATTGAAACGTGCTTTTCAAGTAAATTTCCTTGAATTCCAGTAATAGATCCATTATCATCTACGATTGCAATATTTAAAGCATCATTGTGACAATTTCTTGTTACTGCATATTGAGTAGTAACAGGCTTTGGTGCAATAGATCTCCAATAAACTGTAGAATTTGAAAGCCCTAAAGTTTGTTCGTTATACCAATCAAGAACTGAAGTGGCTGTTATTGCAGATCCAGTATTTATTCCTGAATTATTTACAAAATTGAGAGTTTTATTAGCTAAAATTGAACTATATTCAGAACTTTCAGAATAATTAATTAAGGTTTCAGTTCCACCAGATGATACTCTAGAAAGAATTTTAACTTCAATTGTAGAACTTGTAGTTGTTATTCCACTATTTACACCAACTATAATTCCTTTTAAGTAACCTGTGTATGGAGAAGTAGCTCCAGTTCCTGCTACTACAGTGTTAATACCAACAGTAACTCCAAAACCAATTTGAGCGCCAATCGCATTTAGATTAGTTGTTGCAATTCCAATAATTTGGTCTGCCTTATCATCAATCATGCAAACCTTTAATCCATTGGCCCAAGTTCCTGGAGTTTTTGCTGCAAAATGATAAGAACCAGTTGCTTGTGAATTATAATCATCAAAATTATTAATCTTTACAGTAGCAGTTGTACCATAACCAACTCTTGAATTCTTAAGGTTGGTATCGTCAACTCTCACTACCTTAAGAATTCCTCCATACGAAAGAAATGAGGAAGCACTCATCCAATATTCAAACTGTCTATCTGATGATATTGGTTTTCCAAATGTATCAATTAAATTCTGTTCTGTGGTGATATCAATTGCTTGATTTACAGGACCAATTGAAAATGGACCAGCAATTGCTCCAACATTGTCTAATACATTCTCTGCTCTTCCTACTGTTAAATCAACCTCTCTGATTAGTGTACCAGGAGATAATTGAGGAGTTGCCATTTCTTTCTCCGTGAGATCTCAGTTTAACTAAGAATTATTTATTAAAAAATAACTTTACATAGGGGAAATATGACGTGAATGATTACCAGTCTGGATATTCCCAATTTACATTTAAATAAGTTAATTTTCTATTTTTAATAACCCGTTTTACAGTGCAATCTTTGCACTCATATGAATATGATGATGCAACAGGACCTCTGTCTTTGCGAGTTCTATAAAATTCTCCAACTAAATTTTTATTTTTTCCACAAGATCTACATTGTCTATCTGTAAATAATAAATGCCCTAGATTCAATTGTTTATCAATCTCCATAATTTTTTGTTAGTATTTCCACATATAATCCCATTCTGTTGACCGATCTCCATACTCATCTAAAAACCACCTATCCCCATCCTCATCAACAAAAGTTTTTTCTTCATTTAATCCATCAGATATAAATCCAAATGGAGACATATCTTGTTCTATTTGATTTCTTTGATCTTCATATAACCTTTTTCTTACGTCTTGGTCTGTAAGTTCTTTAAAATAATCTTGAGCGACTAACCAAGCATAAATTACTAAACACATTGCAAGATCATCATTACAACCCTCTTCTGCTTCAAATGAATTGTGTTTTTGTATAAATGTTGTTAATTCTGAGATTATTTCATAATCATTTAAAAGTAATTTACTTTCTTCTATCATAGTTTTTAGATTAAGACATCCAACTTTTTTTACTGTTTTAGACATCTTAACCCCAAGTTGTGTCTTTTTTCCACTAAATCCTTGACCAACAATTTGACCCGCTCTTCCTCGCATAGAACACATAAGAAGATTATTATACTCTAAATCATAATGAAGTATACTTGCTACCTGGTCTCCAACATCATTTACTTCACAAAGAATGTATGAATTATTGTAAGCTACTGCCGCTTCATATATTATACTGGGAAACAGCATTGGTTTTATTTCATTATTTCTATATTTCGCAACAACTTTATGTGGAAACTCTGTAATGTTAACCACAGCAAAGGCAGAATAATCATTTCCAACACCTCTAGCAACGTCTACAGTAATCAAATAGTCGTGGTTTTCTATTGGGTCCTGATATACATCTAAACCAGCACTGCGAGTCTTAGGATGGTCATATACAAGGGTTCTAAGTTTGCTTGGTGCAATAAGAGTATCGACAGATCCTAAGAATTCACATTCAAACTCAACCTTGAATTGAGATTCACTGGTATTTGCAATGGTTTGTTTCTTCCATTCTTCATCTCTTCCAGGAACTTCACTCCAATGAACATCAGTGAAAACATATTCATTTTTTCCTTTTTCTGCATCATGCCACATGCGATAGAAATGATTCATACCATGTGGCGTAGAAACAATAATTACTTTTGTTTGCTTACCTGAAGTAATTGTTGGATATACTGATGCAAAGAATGAATCTGCAATATGATTGGGAACGAATGCAAATTCATCCAAAAATAAGATATTGAATGACATACCACGAACTGCAGAAGCAGAAGTAGAAGCAGCCAAGATTTTACTTCCATTTTCCAGTTCCAAGGAACCTTTGTTCCAAGAAATAATTCCCTGTTGCATCCACTTTGGTAGATTTTCATATGCGGTTTGTAACCTATCTAAGAGTTCCCTTGCAGTAGCTGCTTTGTTTGCTAGAATACCAATATTTACATTGTCATTAAAAACAGCATAATGAAGCAAGAATGCCACAACAGTAGTTGATTTACCTGTTTGTCGAGGCATCTTGCAGATATTAAATCTGTGCTTATGAAAGTTTGTAATTAACTTTTCTTGAAAATGATATGGTTTAAATGTCTGTAGTCCATAATCAAGAGTAACAATTTTTACATAATTATTTGCAAAATAAACAGGATCATTCATACACTTGACAATCTCAAGAACTTGATCCTCAGTGAATTCATGAGTAGTATTAGCTTTCTTTAGTAACGGATTACCAAGATATACATCATTATTTGGCATAAAATAGCTCCAAAATATTAATTACAATTCCATCGACGAAGTGTTTTGTTTATTTTACTGTTCGGATCTCTTGCAGTTTTTGCAGATGTGAGTTTTGATTTCATGCCAGACATACGACTACAAAATCTTTTTCTTCTTCCTGCTCTTTCTCCTTTTGGATTTTTTTCAGTTACTGCAGTCTGAAGTTTTGAACCTGGATTCTCTCGTTTATAGGCATTAACGGCTTTTTGACTCAAACCGTCAGTTTTATCTTTACGATTTACTTTCTGCCAGTCTTCTTCAAATTCAATTTGTTCTCCCATTGGTTTAATATAATTTTTGGATGGACCCGGTTTGGCAAAACTACCTCCTTGAGGTCCAAAAACTTGAATTAATGGTTGTCCTGGATGAATTTCTGAAATAGTATGATGAATAATCAAAC